GGTACTACTGATTGTTATATTGGTCGTGACCCTGATACAAACTATACTCAATTCATGGGAGAAATATTTGAGTTTGCTATGTATAAAACAGCAGAACCTAGTGTTTCTACTACAACATTAAACATTGGATATAATGACATTCTATTTTATTATAGGTTCGGTGATATATAATGGAACGATATGTTTACGTTCTAAACTCTGATAAATATGGTAACGAGAATGTAAATTATACTTATGCAAACAAGGGTAATGCATTTACAGGCAATGTTGCCTTTAAGAACACTTCAGTAAATCCCGTATTAAAATGTACTAATATAAATGCAGAACACAATGGACTATCTGCTAATTTCTTTGAGATTAGAAACACTCACTATGAAGGTGAGATATCTAACGCTAGTCATTCTGCAATTATTAATCGGGTATATCCTAGTACAAATGAAACGAATATAGTGACTGATGCTAAATATGGTAAGAATAGACAACAGACTGTATCGTTTAAAATAAGAACATATTCATCTGAAAGTGCATCAAACAGTTCTTCTCATGCAAATCAATTGCTTGTTGGTACTTCTAGTATAGCAATGGATTTAGAAACGAATGATTATTTTGTTTTAATTAACCCTGAAATAACTCATTCATCATCAGATAAAACACCTACAATTAGACCTCATTTTGCGAAGATAACTAATATTGTTTCATTTGATGAGCATGGTGATGGATTTGAGTTTGAGCCTAAATACCCAGAAGCAATAGCAAAAGATACTAACTTTGAAATCTACAAAGGGCCATTAGTAACAGATACTAGTGTAGTTGCTGTAAGTTATGGGCTTCGTGGTGATGGGAATGAAATAGGAACTTCTACTTCAGACGATACTAACTTTGATTTTATTACTGATAAATATGATGCAGGTAGTGAAGTATCAAGACCAACATGGTATTTTTACAATGATAGATTACAAAATAATGACCAATTAGATTACGGAACTAAATATAATTTAACTACTTGTAGGTGTTTTGATTGGACTACCAAAGGAACATTTGCTAGAGTTAATGCAGTACCTCAATATACTTCTAATAATCAAGCATTGAGTTCTAGTAATTTTACAGGTGTAATAGGACAAAGCATATATCAAAAATTAAACAATAATAATTACATATATATGGGTAACGTAGTGTCATATGGTTTTTCAATAATAGGATTAGAATATGCTGTGAATTATATTACATCAACAAACTCTACTTCTGATGATAATATCTATGTGGGTAGAACAATACATCAATCGGTGTTTAGAACAGAAACAGAATACGGAACTGAAATTATTGATTTAGGCACTATGAATCAACATGCTGTTTTAGTTGATAGAATATATGACAAAGATGGTACTATTGGAAGTACAGACAGTCCAACTGATTATGAATCTGGTAGCACTTACACATTTAACCCTGCGAAATGGAAGGATGCTTTTAGAAACGCTAGAAGAAACACAAATGACCGTTCTTCTGCACATACTTCATACGCTACTGCTAATTCTGTAAATGCTAGACATGCAGATTTATCTGGCCCTAATAGATATACATATTACAAAAAATCACATAAGAAAAACAATGCAGTCAACCCTGTTATGTCTGTAAATGTAAATAATCCTAAGAATAAAATAAGTCAATTTTCAACTACTAATGTGTTAGATAATAACGGAATACAATTTTTAAAGATAAAGGAAGATGAAACTTATACTGTAACAAAGGCACTACACACATCTACAACTAAACCGATTAAACTACCATATACAGGGAGTAGCAACTACGATTCTAATGGCTCTGTTTATCAAATAATATTGAATGATATATACGAAAGTGCTAGAGATTCTAGTAATAACTTAATAGATTATCTACCAACTGTTGATTACAAAACAAATGATGTAATTACTCAGAATACAATATTAAAAGTTGATGATGTTTATTATAGGGTAAGTCAAGTGGCAGTTACTAACACAAGTAAACAGCAATACATTAACGTCACCCATAAGAAATTGACAAAAGATAAAACTTGGACTACGCTATCTTCACAATCAGATTTTCCTTCTTTTACTAATCAAGACGTTTACATGATGTATTGGAATGGAGGATTAAATACAGAATGTCCTATTGATACAGAAGCAGTCTATGAAACAGTTAGTTCTGTACAAACATTACAAAGGCTCACGATGAACGAAAGTACAATTAGTAAAGAAGACAATAGCCTGTATAAAAAGAAAATGATTTTACTAAATAGAGAGTTTAATGGGTTTGATATTGAATTAGATTATGGTGATAAAAACCATAATCACATAAAATTACTAGGTAGTAAAGCATTATATCAACCAACCTCTAGTAGAAAGGACTTTCTATATTACTATCAAGGCGGATATTGTGTTGAAGAAACAGTATTTGATGGTACTGTTGAAGATGTAAACTCTAAGAATGAGAATGGATTGTTTACATATACAGTAAACGGTAGAGATAATACAAGTGTATTGTTAAATAATCTAACTAATAAGAATCTACATAAAACTGATGATGTTATTTATTCTACGTTAAATCCCCTTATTACTCCTACAACTACAATATATAATAAATCATTAGTTAATGGTAATTATATAACTCTAGTCGGTAATGATAATACAATTATAGATAAGAGTTTATTGTTCAATGATAGTAATGAATTAATAGGAGAAATAGTTTCTCATAGTGAGCCGCTTAGTGCCACCGTATTATTAATTGGTGGAAGGACTGATGCTACTGTTTCTAATGCATTAAAGGTAATAAGACCATCAGAAGCAAATTACATTACAGGAACAAAGGCAATGGCTGCAAACATTAAACTGACTTCTCATCCTACTGATTTCTCTAGTCTTGGTAGTAACGGTTTAATATTCAATGATGGGAATAAAATAACAGTTGCTAATTCTGGATTAACATATTCTAAATTGATTAATACTTCAGCAACAGGTTCTTATGACCAAGATAACACAATAGGCTATGATATTACAGATATTAAATCAATAAGTGAAGGATTAGATTCTAATTTTGCACTAAAACTGAGTAAAGAAAATAGAGCATCAATTGATTATAAAAACATACATTCAGTTTCTAGCATGTATTTTAGCGTGTTGGGTGTTGAAACTTCTAACGATGAAAATACTGCAATAACATTAGCACCTAACTTTCCTGTTGTGTTAGGAAGTCTTGATACAAATACTTCTGATTCTAATTATAGTGATTATGGTTCGGATTTACGCTATTTATATATGGTCAACTCTAACATACCTAACGGTGGATATATACACAAACTAAAGGATTCTCCTACTTCTTATTATACTCCTAAAAGTACATTTAGATATTGGGGGCTTCAAAGGTTTTCAGAAGGTACAATTAAAGAAACTCACGACACTATCTATGATAACAGTAAGAGAACTCAACGAATTACTGCCGCTACGCCTGTGTATAAGATAAATGATATAGGCAGTAAATTAACTCCTACTGATTCTGATATAACTTCTAGATTAACTCCTCATTCTGGTTCTAACGTTTGGACTGGTACTGATATGGGATTAACTGACAGAAAAGCACCTGTTGAATATTGGGATGGTAGTGTTAAAACAATTAACTGGTTACAGTTAGAAAACATAGATTACAGGGCTAAGAACTATGAGTTGCTTTCGATAGGAGATATATATCCAGACTCTAAATTAAGATGGAATAACCTACAATATGCAACACATGAGTTGAGCGAATACGGTTTAATTCTAAAGACTAGAGGTAAGAGTGGAGATGCTGTAAATCATCAAAATTACACAGGCAGTAATGAGCAAACAGAATTGCTTGATTCTAATTATGAAAGAGTAGAAATTACTGCTTCAAATAAAACAACAAATCAACTAAAAAGATTTGGTGTTATGCGATTAGTTGAAGCAACTTTTGATTGGCATATGAACCCAATTGATTATGAAAGCGTTGCTGGAAATGATGATTATGATAAGATTACTAATTTTAAGTATCCTAGAATGAAAGTATTGTATAATGCTTTAGTTAATACATATTCTGCTGGTAATTCAGTGTCTTTTGATACTATAACAGATGCTTCTGGTAGTAGTGAGGCCAATATGACTTTACAAGGTTCTGATATTATTTATAGAGCAGACGGAACTATACTAGGAGAAGTTCATACAGGAGTTACAAATGTAACTTCTTTGAGCATTTCTGGTACTCAGATTGTATTATATGGGGCTGCGCCTGTACCTGATGAAAAGGTGTATATTATTAGACAGAAATTATTCAGCACTCTAGCAGATAACGAGTTTGGAATTAACACTCTCGGCACAAACCCCTTTAGAATGTTAAATAATTATATTGCTTTACCTAATATTACTAAAGGCTATTTTGAGTTTAAATTACTTCAGTCTGATACTCATAAGTTCGATGCACAGAATGTTTTTGTTCCTTTAATATCCGATGTTATACACAATGGTACTGGTTTTACTTACGCTAATGACTATTACTCTTTATTTCATGAAGCACAGGCTTGGGGCGAATCAGTTAGTTGGTACACTCCTTCTAAGGTAATATATGGTTTAGCAAAACCTACAACTGATGTTGCTGGTGAAGCATATAATAGAACAGACCCTATACAATATAAAATAGGAAATAAAGGAGATTTATACGGTAAAAGTATAATTATGTTTAAGAATATGAAAAAGGCATTCTCTACTCAATCAGAAGATAAGTTTAGTTTAGAAACTTCTGCACCTCTAAGCCCTGGATTGTATGGTACTAATGACGAGTATGAAGACTATGCTGATGATTTAGGATATGCTGATTTAGACCAAATAAGCCCTAATATAACAGTATTTGAAGAATCAGGTAAACAAAACTTTGCTATATGTGGAATGAAAACTGAACGGCACATTTATGCTGCACCTAATGGAGAAGATAAAGGCAATCATCCAGATACAAGTCTTAGATGGTCAAGAGTAGGAAGTCATAGAACAGGAAGTACAAACGAAGGTGGTCTATTTCAAGCACAGGCTTTTATCAAACCTAGATTGATTCTCCCGTCTACTAACTCAACTTCTTTCACCTTAACAATGGATGATTCTACTGATAACCTATGGTTAGACTTTGTTCCTAATCTAGAAGGATATTATTTGGTATCAGAAAAGATGGGTAGCAAATACATTCCTAGTTTAGATAATACCTCGGCTCATGCAAATACAGGAAGCCCAGATTATGTCGGTAAAATAATAACACATGCTACTGACAAAACTGGTACTTACACTACACATACCATAACGCTAGACAAAACATTGACTACAAGTAGCGTTGGAACATCATTCAGACTAATGAGAATATCAGAAACTACTTTTGAAGATACACCAGATTATTTTGAAGTAAACAAGATGTTTGATACAGGATTAAAATATACAAGTCTACAACAAAACTTTGTTACTACAATAGAAGATGAAAGCGGGGCAGATGCAGCCGTTTCAGAATCAGGAGATAGTTCGGACGGTTTTGCAGAATACAGAGTATATCAACAAGGACTATACTCGATGTATTTGCTATTAGATATAGATACATTCAACACTTATATTGATAGGAGAACACTAACTGATGCTAGGGCTTTGTTTGCTGATGGAGATTCGTTGAACTGTTATATTACTGATGGTAAAAATAGCCAGGAAAAGAATCTAATTATAACAGAAACCACAGACAATCTAAGGTTTTCATATGATGGAAGTTTGACAGGATACGGAGTTGTATCTTTTGGTGAAACATTTACAATAGAAACTACACATACGCCTAATAATACAGAAGCAGTTGAAGCCTTTATTGGAACTACAATTACCGTAGGTACTGATGCTGAACAGGCTATTACAGAAATATTGGAAGAGAACGATATTGATGTTGACCCATCATTAAAGAATATGACATTTACAGGCAACATAGTAGATTCAGATACTTCTGGTACAACCATTACCTTTACTGCAAATCATTCAGGCATTAGTGTAGATGATGTAATCTATAATCAAGACGGTAAGTTAATTGGTAAGGTTACTACTGCTAATTCAGGTACTACTATTGCTGTTAGTAATATATTCTATAAACCAACAAAGAATGATGAAATAACTAAATACGAAAGAAAACCATTTGTTCTAAGTACCGATTTCAATGAGCAGGATTTATTTTCTTCGGTTAACTATTTAGCAGCAAAGAAAGGGCTAGACTATACTTTTGAGAATAAGAAAATTAGAATTAAAGACCTAGATAATTATGATTCAAGACGCAGATTCTCCCTACAATATAGGGATGGTGCGAATCTTATATCGGTTGAAAGCAACACTAGCCTTTTTGATAAGGCAAATAAGGTCATAGTGATTGGAGATAACGTAAAGTCGGAAGTAGAAACGCCTAGTAAGATAAATAGAACAATAAAACATTTGGATATTAACATCAAAAACGCAGAGGAAGCAAGGGTAAAGGCACATAATTTATTAGAAATACACCAATCAGGGTTTAGAAAAATAGAGTTAACATTAGAAAGAACAGGATTTGAGTTAATGAAGGCAGGAGATGTGATAACCCTAAACTTCCCTAACCATAACATACCTGCTGATGACTATATCGTGTTTGAGATAGAGAATATTATGTCAACCATATCCAAGATTACAGTCGGTACGTTTAATAAAACAATCGCAGAACGTCTTACTGAGATAGCCCTGAACCAAGACAAGGGGTTCACAGGACTGTTTACTAGAAAGATAAATAAAACATTGACAGGTAAGATGTTAATAGACAACATAGCACCAAAGGAGAAGAGTTTACATCACGCTTTATCATCAACAACAGGAGGGACTTTACTTGGCTTTGATTAGTATTACAACAATAATAGAACTACCACAGGAAACGGTAACAATAACGGAGGTTAACCTATGATTGTTACACAAGGAAAAAAGAGGGTTGCTCAGTTAATAACGGGACTACAAAGTAACGGGACTACAAAGTTTGTTCACATAAGAGTAGGTAATGGAGGGGATAGTACATCACCCTCACAGACTACATTGGATAATCAAGTAGGTGCAGCAAAAACAGCAACTCCAGATTTAGTAGGTAACACATTAGTTTATACTGTAACATATACAGGAGCAGATATATCATCAAACACTATTTCAGAGATAGGAATATTTGATGCTGCAACTGGTGGTAATATGCTTTCCCGTATTGTATTTGATGACGTAGGGCCACTAACTGCATCAGAATCAATTACATTTACTCTTAGGATTGAGGTGGAATAATGGCGACAAGAACAGACGGTATCAGTACATTGGGAACAGCAAGCAGTCCAACAGGTTTGGTTGACGGTACAGATAGTATTCATACAGGTATTTTGAATGCGTTAAATCAACAGGCAGCCGGTTCTTTTGTAGCACATGGGTTAGATGTATCTCAATCTGGTGGTAACTTTAGTGTGTCTGCTGGAGGATGGTTTGATAGAGGAGAGTACAAATCAATATCATCACCAATTACTATTACTGACGACTTAAACTCAAGTGGCTCAAAAGACCATTATGCATTCTTAGTTATACTAAAGGATTCCTCGACTCTAGATTTGAGAACTGCTACACATGCAAGTAACTCAAATGTTGCTAATACTTCTGGTACTACAAAGGTAGCAAGTTTATCAGAAGGAGATATACCTCTTTGTTTAATTAAGGTTACTTCTGGTGCTAGTGCTGGTGCAAGACCTGTACAGTTCTATGGGATAAAGAAACTTAAATCATCATTGTCTATTGGTGAAGATACAGGTTCAGATGGAGATTTTGATGAAAAACTTAAAATCAAATCTGACGGTACTTTTGTTAAAGCAGGTAACACAGGAGTTATTTCTTTTCCTTCTGTTGGTAGCACAGCCTCTACATTACTAAGCACTAACGATAAAGGTATTTCTAACGGTAATGTATTAGAAGCAAATGCAAATGTAGCAGACAATGATTTCCTAAAGGTTGATGGAACAAAAATAGAAGGCAGAACTGCTGCTGAAGTTAAATCAGATTTGGGTCTAGTAAAAGGAGATGTAGGATTAGGAAGTGTCGATAACACAGCCGACTCAGCAAAGCCAATATCTAGTGCTGCTCAAACTGCTTTAGATTTGAAGGCCACTATTAACAATCCTACTTTTACAGGTACAATAGCAATACCTAATATTGCTAACTTAGAAACAGCAGTAGCAGCCAACACATTAAAAACAGTTAGAACTGACTCAGAAATAAATAGTCTTGCACAGGCTAAAGTCGATACTTTAATTGCTTCTGCTCCTGATGCTTTAAACACACTTAATGAGTTAGCGGCTGCAATAAATGATGATGCTAGTTTTTCCTCAACAGTTACTACTGCTTTAGGAAACAGATTGAGAATAGATGTTAATAACCAAAACCTAACTTCTACTCAAAAAACTAATGTTAAAACTAATCTAGCATTAGCAAAAGCAGATGTTGGACTAACTAATGTATTAAATCAAGCACAGATTACAACATTCAAACAAGACGGTATTCCAACATCAACAGCAATAGGCGACCAATGGTATGATACTAACGATAGCAATAAATTGTATGTGGCTGAATCAGTAGGTGCAGACGAAGTTGCTTCGGGAGAATGGGTGTTAGTAGGATTCACTAAAACAACTGTTGGATTAAGTGATTTAGATTCATTAGAATCAGGAACAGGAACTAAACTTGCAGGTATAGCAGCCAATGCTACTGTCGGTGCAACTACTGCTCAAGCAAATGCGATTACAGCAAACACCGCAAAAACAGGAATTACAACATCACAAGCAAATGCAATTACAGCAAACACGGCTAAGGTTAGTTTTGCATATGATAGTGCTACTGATTTAGGCACTGGTGGAGATATTGATAATGATTTTATCTCTATATATGATGCTAATGCAAGTGCATATAAAAAGGTAAAAATGAAGGATTTCCTAACTAAAATAACTGCTAATCAATTAGTTAGTGGTGGTAGTGGTACTGGAAGTGTATTCTCTACTTTACCTGCTAGTGGTGCTACTGTTGGAGGGACATTAGGTTCTGGTGGAAATATATTGCTAGAAGATGGTAGCACTAAATTAACTGATGCAACTGCTTTGAATGCAAACACGAATTGGGCTGATGTTGCTGGTACTGCAAATGCTCCAGCAAACAATGCGACAGTTGGTGCTGTATTAGGCAGTAATATGTTTGATACGAATGGTTCTACTGCCTTGACTGCTACTCAAGTAAAAAATGAAAACACCACAAAGGCAGACGTAGGGCTAAGTAATGTAGACAACGATTCAACTGCTACGATTAGAGCAGGTACTACAAAGGCCAATGTAGGATTAGGTAACGTTGACAATACTGCTGATTCTGCTAAACCAGTTTCTACTGCACAACAAACAGCGTTAGACGGTAAAGTACCAACTACAAGAACAATAGCAGGTAGAGCATTATCTAATAACTTAGCAATTAGAGTAAATACTTCAACAGGTAAACTAGAAGTTAATGATGGTTCTAATACAACAACAATTCAAGATACGGCAGGAACACCTGTTGATGTTGTATTCGATAATAGAAAAACAGAGTATGATGAGATTCAAGACGCTAATAGCACTAAACCAGATGATAATGCTACTGTTGGTGCTAGGTTAGGTACTAATCTTAAAGCAGCAGACGGTTCTACAACTCTAGGAGATTCGGATGTAAAGAACGCTAGTATTGCATCTTCTCATGTAGTTGGTAGTGGTAAATTATTTACTACTGCATTACCTGAAGATGGGGCTACAAAGACTAGAACATTTAGACAGTCAAACGTTCCTACTGCTATTTCGGCAGGAGATATCTGGATTGATTCTGATGATGGGAAGTTGTATCAAGCAACAGCAGCAGGAGATAATCAAGTAACTTCAGGAGAATGGGTATTAATTTCGGAAGCGTTTTCTACAACTGAGAAAACTAAACTTAGCGGGGTCGCTGCAAATGCTACTGCAAGTACAGGTGATGTAACTTTAACAGGCTTACAAACATTAACGAATAAAACATTAACAAGCCCTAAAATAAATGTAGGAAGTGATGCAGGTGGAGATATTTATTATAGAGATGGTTCAGGCAATTTTGCTAGATTACAAAAAGGTGATGAAGGACAAGTTTTAGGAATTGCTAACACAGGATTACCTGCGTGGCAAGCCTCTGCATCAGGTGCAGATGCAATGGGAGCAGGTTTTACAGTATCAGCAACAACTGATACTAACGCTACTACAATAACAGTAAACGATGATTTATTCTTTGCAGCAGGTACAGGAATAACAACAGAAACGACTGCTGACGGAACGGTTACAATAACTAATACATTAACATCTAATGCTACACATACAGGTGATGTAACAGGTTCAACTGCATTGACTATCGCAAATGACGCAGTATCGTTTGCTAAGATGCAAAATATAGGTGCTAGTGGTGCTAACAAATTAATACTTGGTAGAACAAGTAACAATGCTGGTGATATATCCGCAATATCTGCACCAATGATTGGAGTAATAACAGCAGCAAATCAAGCAGCCGCTAGAAGTGCTATTGGTGCAGGTACAAGTTCTTTAGCATTAGGAACTTCATCAACTACTGCTTTAGCAGGTAATACTTCTTTATTCAGTGGAGATTATGATGACTTAAGTAATAAGCCTACTTTATTAGCATTGGGAACATCATCATCTACGGCATTAGCAGGAAATACATCATTATTAGCATTAGGAACAACATCTTCTACTGCTCTTGCAGGTAATACTGATGTTGATAATGTTTCTAAAGCAAATGTAATATCTGTTTTAGCAACCTTAGATTCAAATGATACATTGAATATAGGAGATGCAGATGATGATACATTAGTAGTAATTCGTGGAAATCTACAAGTAGATGGTACAACTACTACTGTTAACTCTACAACAGTCGCTTTAGACGACCATAACATAGTATTGGATAAAGGAAACAGTACATCTGCTCCTGTTGATGGTGCAGGTTTCACAATTGAAGGCGGTACTGGAGATGATATAACATTCCAATGGTTAGCATCTGGAACTAAAATGGAACTAAAAAGTGGTAGTTCTTATGCTAACTTAAAGGCAGGAACTATTGAAGGTTCTTTTTCAGGAAATGCTACAACTGCAACAGGTCTTACAGGCACTAAAACTGCTAACTATATTTATGCAGGGCCAACAACTGGTAGTGCTGCTACTGCAACTTTTAGAGCATTAGTTGCAGCAGATATACCTTCGCTTGGTGCTTCTAAAATTGGTAGTGGAACGCTAGGTGTCGATAGAATACCAAGCCTAAATGCTTCTAAGATAAACGATGGAACATTTGCTACTGCTAGAATCGCTGATAGTGCTATTACAAATGCTAAACTTGCAGGTTCTATTGCTAACTCTAAACTAACTCATTCAAGTATTACTGTAAGTGATGGTTCAAACTCAACTGCTACTGCATTAGGTGGAACAATAACATTCGCAGCAGGTGAAGGTATTGATGTTGCTGAGAGTTCTGGTACAGTTACATTTAGTGCTGAAGATGCTACTACATCAAACAAAGGTGTTGCATCATTTAGTTCAAATGATTTCGCAGTATCTTCTGGTGCAGTTATAGTCAAAGAATCAGGTATTAGTAACGCTCAATTGGCAGGTTCAATCGCTAATGCCAAATTATCAAATAACGTAATAACAATTGCAGGTCAAGATATTTCGTTAGGTGGTACAATTACCGCAGACACAATTGCAGGGCAGATTAGTAGTGGAACAATCACAAATGCACAATTAGCAGGTTCTATTGCTAATAATAAAATAGCATCTGGTGTAGATGCTGCTAAATTAACAACAGGAACTTTACCTGCTACACGAATAGGTGCAGATGCAATTAACTCAACTAGACTAGCAGATGATGCAGTAGTAGAAGCAAAGATTGCTGATAGTGCAGTAACAGGAGATAAGGTTAGTGCTTTTGCTATTGCTAATAGTACAGTATCGACTACTCTAGCATTAGGAATTAATGACGGCGCTACATCGATTACTCTTGCTTCAGTAACAGGATATCCAGATAAAGGAATTATAGTCATTGGTAGTGAAGAGATTAAATATACAGGAATTACTTCTAACACTTTAACAGGTTGTGTAAGAGGACATAGAGGAACTACCGCAGGTACACATAACACAAACGCATCAGTAAAACTATTAGAAAGAAAAACCATAACATTAGGTGGTAGTAAGACAGTTGACATAGAACAGTTTCATGGTGCTGATTCTGCAAACGCATCAGACGAAGGGTTAGTACCTCCTGCTCCAACAGGTGCAGCAAATAAGTTTTTGAGAGGAGATGGTTCATGGCAAACAATAAGTGCAGGTACTAGTGCTAATGATGCTACAATAACATTAACTGCTGGTAATGGATTATCCGGCGGTGGAAACTTTACTACCGACCAATCAAGTAATGAAACAATAACTTTCACAGTAGGCGTAGATGATTCATCTATTGAATTAAGTAGTGATGCATTGAGAGTTAAAGCAAGTGGAATTACTAATGCTATGCTAGGAGGCTCTATTGCTGATTCTAAACTTTCTACAATTACTACCGCAAACAAGATTGCTCTTAGTGCATTGAATATAGATGGAGGTACTGACATAGGGGCAGCACTAGTAGATGCTGACCTGATGATTGTTGATGACGGTGCAGGTGGCACTAACAGAAAAGCAACAATGTCTAGACTAAAGACATACATGCAAAACAACTTAACATTCGCTTCTGATATTAATGATTTATCAGATGCACTAAAAGAAAATGATTCAATATGGCTTGGTTCTTCACCAACTGCTTCAACTGATACTGCACAATACAATGTAGCAGTAGGTGTTGGTGCTTTAGATGCTATTACAACAGGTGATAAGGTAGTAGCGATAGGTAAAGATGCGGCTACTGCTCTTACAACAGGTGAAAGAACAGTAATTATGGGTTACGAGGCAGGTAAAGCATTAACTACGGATGGGGCAGGTTTTAGCGTTATTATTGGTTCAGAAGCAATGGCTACTAAAACAGATACAGGTTCTCAAAATGTAGTAATCGGTTGGAGAGCCGGAAGCGCAATGACTACCGGAGAAAAAAACACATACATAGGTAAAGATGCAGGTTATAATACTACAACCGGAAGTAACAATGTAACTCTTGGTGCAACAGCAAGAACAGGAACTACATCTAGTTTTGGTGTAATGATTGGTAGTAATGCGGGAGGATATACTGATACAGGAGGATATAACACAGGTATTGGTTATAATACTTCAAAAGCAATTACAAGTGGTCAATACAATATTGGCTTAGGGCCGGAAACTCTTAATGATTTAACAACAGGCTCAAGAAATATTGCTATTGGTTATGGTGCGGCTGATGGCTACGATACAGAATCAGATAACATAGCAATAGGTTACGATGCTTTAGGTGGTGCTGTTGCAGGTGGAGAAAAGAATACAGTAATTGGAAATTATGCGGGAGATGCAATTACTTCTGCCGACCAAAATATATTATTGGGTCATCATGCGGGTGGTGCTTTAACTGAATCAAATCAAAATATCGCAATAGGTGTTGATGCTTTAAAAACACTTACCACAGGTAGTAGAAGTATAGCAATAGGATATGAGGCTCTTAAGACAAACACAGGTGGTATGAATACTGCTATTGGTTGGCTATCAATGAGTAACGAGGGCGCAGGTCAAAACAATATAGCCATAGGCGACATGACAATGCAACAAACAGAGGCCGCTAATAACAATGTAGTTATGGGTAATTTCGCAGGATATGGTGATTCAAGCGGTTCTCCTACTGATTCCGGTGATGGTAACACGGCCATAGGACATGAGGCCATGCGATATTGGAAGCAAGGAGATTTCAATACTGCTTTAGGATATCAAGCCTATCATGGCACATCAAATACCGCTAATGGTAATAAAAACATTAGTATCGGTTATCAAGCAGGAAATAACTTAACAAGTGGTAGCGGCAATGTAGTTATTGGTGCGGCAGACGTAACAGCAACAGGTGATGACCAATTATCTATTTCTTCGGGTGATGGAGATGTTACTTGGATAACAGGAACAAGCGGCGGAGTAGTGAATATTCCTGGTTCTTTGACTGTTGCAGGTTCAGCAGTTGGTGGCGCACCTACAACTGCTCAGGTTGTATCTGCTCTCAACGCTGACTTGGGTGGAAATGTTACAATAGGGACACAAGCAGATGATACTGCTACATTTACAGGAGCAGTTGTT